CCCTAGAACCTAATCCAGATTCCAAGATTCACGTTCGAATCAATTCTCAGGTAACTTCTCTAAACGCTCTACCAATGACAACACTTCTCGTCCATCAAACCGATGAACGACAAAAATATGATTGCTGGCTGGAGTAATCCACAGAATCCAACTTTCATCTTCTCCCCCTAACGAATCAAAGGCGAACATGTCTGTTTCATGTTCTTTGGCAAACCTTTTTGCAAATACCTGAACGGGACGGGGCGGTAATTCCGTTGTCGTCTCAAGACCTTTGTAGTAAGCCGCCGAAATATCAAAATCTACATTTGTCGGTTGCTTACTGACATACTCACAATATTCCTGTGTATTCATACACCCTCCTCACACATTGCTTCAAATTCTTGATCGTTCTGAATCTGGATGTTCTTCAACCGGCGAAGTTCACTGTTCATCCTCCGTAGCCTACCGATGGTCACTCGATGCAACCGAAGGCTCTGTTCCAGCGTCAATATGTGCTCTTGTAATTTGAGCACAATCGCTTCGCTGTAAAACTGTGGTTCTTTCTTGCTCATGACGGTCTCCTCCCGTATGCCGTTCTAAATACTCTGCTGCAAGTCGTAATAAATCTGGGTCATCATAGAAGTAACCTATTCCGAGATTACAAGAACGATGAACAAAATCTCGTAGTTTACCAGAACCGTGATCATGGTCTAATACAGGAGCCGTGCCTTCTAACCCGCCTTTGAACTTTGTTTCACCTTCAAACGGTTTTCCACAAAGACCGCACAGATTATTTTGTGCAGCAAGTTTGGCATCATACTGTTCCACGGTCAAACCATATCTACGCCGAATACTCGCAGAATAAGATTTCATTTTGGCAGCTTCTGGGTTTTTTATAGCTCGCTCTTGTTGCCAAGCCCTTTGATACTCCCTACTTTTTTCTAAGTTGTCATAATATCGCTTTTTAGAACGCTCATTAATAGCGATACGTTTTTCTTCAGATGTATGATATTTCAAGGGTGTAGACATATTCTCCTTTCAAAAAGAATTGGGGCGTGTTGAAAGGCACGCCCCGCCTATCGTTCATGAGGCGACAGGTTAATAGACTTCAGGCAACGACTGTCACAAGCACCTGACAGTACACCATCATAACGGGGTCGCCGCTATTCTGTGTCGGTTCTGGGTCAAGTGAGCTAGATGCAAAGTCACAAAATGGAAATTGCACCTCAATAACTGCCTGGCCGACAGCCAGACCAGTGATCAGACCTGTGGCGCTGACCGAGGCAACGTTGGCATTGTAACCTGCGAACGGCGACGGCTTATACCATGCGGGCGAATCTGCCTGCGGATCATTGTAACTCTTGTACACTGGCGAGCCTACCCAAGAGACGTACGTAACATCGTGCACATCTTTCAGGACAGTCGTCAATTGACAAGTGTCGGAATACACAGTTCCACCGTACGTCTTGCCTCCAAGAGACAGAGTCAGAGCATACTGGGCATTTGCGCCCACAGGCTTGCTGGAACTGGCGACTGCGCCGTAGCCCTGCCCGTTTAGACCACGAGTGTCATTGGCGGTAGCTTCGGTAGCGACGGTCAATCCGCCGCTGGCGCAGTTAGTGATGTTGGTGCCGGTGACTTGGACGTATGCTGCAACGCCCAGACCATCGGTCGGATTGTGTTGAGGATTTGGATTGCTCATTGAATTTTCCTTTCAGAATTTGTAGCGGTCGCCAGAACAAATCTTACTTATATGCGACTGATGAACCTTGAATCGCAAGGCGAGATCGCAAACTCGAACTCCACCCTGTCGCAATCTCCGAATCTCAGAGACTTGCGTTTCAGATAAAGTACGATGCGAATTACATTGTCGAATCCTTGCATCTAGGGAATGCTTTTTCCCATTCCATGGATTGAATTGTGACACCCTTAATCGGGCATTGTCACTCATCTTTCGGAGAGCTAATTCTGTATGCTTATATCCTGATGAACCGTCCCCACCATCTGTGAGATTCCTTAAATATCCCATCCCAAGGTCTTTACGACCATAGTAAGAGATCAGAAAAGTTTCTGCAAATAGTGCGTCTTGTTCAGATACAAACTCTTGGATTAACACCCGTGACGCATCATTCGGCGGTTTAGCGCCTTTTCGTCCATGTCGCCAAAAGGCACGGTTTCCCGTACCCTTACCGACATAGTATGGTGTACCGTCTTCACGGAGCCATAGATAAGTGTAGAACATAATTCTCCTTAAAGAATTGGGAAGGATGTTAAGGCACCCTTCCCGCCACAGGATCATGACTTCCTGTAGTATCTTGTTCTGGCTTAAGCCATCAATTCAATTAGCTAATAGCTGCAATTTGTTACTCGCCTTTCAGCGGGATGAGGCATTTCTGCTCATCTCTCATGGTTGTTATTCCCGTGAGATCAGACTATCGCATCACCTTTCGGCGTTCTCTCGCTTAGTCGTTCAGGCTGCTTTCGCTTGCCCCTTGTTGGCATTTCAGCGTTCAAGTCAATCAGAGAGAATTTAAGCGGCTCCATTGTATTAAAGCCGCATCGATTTGACGCATCATTTACAAATCGATAAAATCCGCATGCGTTAAGATTCCTAGCTCACTGCACTTGCAGCGTCGAGAAGTCTCATACGGATCGTAGTATCGGGTCCAAGGCTCGTCGTGAAGTGCACACGATAGCTCGTCCATCCGGGGATCAACCCTTCAGGATCGGCAACAGTCGGCTCTGCGTTCTGCACGATGTTGCACTCGATGTTACGCCACTCACCGTTGCCATAGCCCACATCACCCTTCGCTCCAAGGTTGACGGAGAAGATACCGTCGCGCCCGAAGATATAGGTGCGGAGTGCGACCAGTCCAGAGTACCCACCGTAGTTCTGGGTCTGGGTGACGAGGTTCGTCTGGAAGAACTGAACGCCGGTAGACGGCAGTTCAATGACTTCAGTCAGATCGACCGAAACGAGACTTTCCATCTTCAACTGGCCCACCGGAGTGTGCTTCAGAATGTCGATGGGAGAATCGTTGCTGTTGTCAGCAATCACATCGCCCAAAGCGAACGGGTGTATGTATTTGTGTTTAGGCTAAATTAGACAGAACACATATGCCCCATTTCATCATGCAAATACTCTTTGCATCTAGGGCAATGATCTATATCTAAACCCTGATTCACATCAGGTGCACTCTCACAGTCGCCTGTGAGATCAGACTCTATCTTCACTTCCAGATCTTCGGAAGCGCTTGACGTATTAGTCGTTACAGATTTTTGATGGTGCAAAAGTTTCATCTCCTGATACATTTTTTCTCGCAAGTCAGGATTTTCTACTTTATGCAATCGAACAAACTTCAAGAGCAATTTTGCTTGTTCCCGTTTTTCTAATAGATACGGGAGTATCGCGAGCAAAAACTTCTCTCGGGATTCATTCGAATTCAATACCCATTTGTAGCAAATCTTGTTCGCACGTCTGTCACTGCAATAGTAAGTGCCGCCTACGACTTCAACCAACATTTTAAGCAACGGCAAATAGGTATTCGTCACACCCAGATTAGCGGTGTAGTGGAAACAATTAGTTTTGCTATTTTCGGGCCTTCGTATCTTAGATATCGTAAGGTGTCCCTCGCCATCGATAATTCCAGCGATATAGGCAAACTTCGTTTTTCTCATCAAATCTTTCCTCGGTATTGTCTGCTACTATATTAGTATAACAGAGGTCCACCGATTTAGTCAAGTTTTTTAACGCAGGAGCCATACTAGCAACCCGCACAAGCGGACATTGCCTTTTGGTTAACCCCTGCGAACGTCTTCGTGCCTTCGTCGAACGGACGCACGCTGCGACCCGCCAGCGACTGAACGCTGTTACGAATCTGAGAGAGCGACAGAGCGGTGAAGCTCGAAGTGCCCGAAGCGGCCAGTTCAGTAAGGACACTGGCATCGATGCTGGATGCACCATCAGCGGTTGCACGCACGAGTGCGGACAACGATTCGCCAAGGCGATACGACATTTCGCGGGCAACGTTCTCGACGGTGTTGTCAATGGCAGTCGCCAAACTGAGCGAACTGAAATTGGCGTAGTCAGCATATTCTCCAATCGTGGCAGTGGTCGTAAGAACACTGACAGATAGAGAACTGCCGACAGTACCTTCCGTAGTCTGGGCCACGTTTGCGGCCAACGGAACGTACATGAACCAAACGTGTTTTGGATTTAAGACTTACTGTCCCTTATGTCACCATAAGGTCGCTCTCATTGTCACCAATGAGTTCGGGCTCTATCTTTGTCATTACTTGTGAAGAAGTAATGACATTTAGCGTATTAGTCTCTACAGATTCTTCTCTCTGATTTAGAAGACAGCACTTTTGTACTAACTCCCGACGTTTTTCCTGTTCACCATAACCTAAACGACAGAAGTCCAAAGCGATTTCTGCTTGCTTTCGTTTGATTACGAGGTACGGAAGAATTCCCAAAAGAAACGATTCTCGATTCTTTTTACCGGAAGGATGCCAAACGTATTGAATTTTCTTGGACCAATCAGTGTGTGATCTAGTGTAAAATTTTCCACCAAAATTACCCACCAACCATTTCATCAAATTCATAGACGTGTTGTAAATTATAATTTGCAAAAAGAAAGCGGATTGTCCATCCGGCTGTCGTTCGTGCAAACACACACAACCTTCACCATCAAATATTCCGGCCACATACGGCCATTTACTGCTCATAAGAAGCCTTTCCTCGGTATTGTCTGTTGTCAGATGTTCACCGATTTAGCTAAATTTATTTAGTACGGGACCATCATGTAATCTCGTACTGATTACCTGAATTAACAGGGAGGTCCAAACGTTCTGAACAAGCAACGAATGGGGTTTGCGCCTTCAGGTTCTCACGGAATTTCTTCATTTATATTCCGTTATTGTCAGTATACCACAATACCCTACTCATGTCAACAGCCTGACGTTTACGACAAGAAATCGTAAAACTTTACCGTGGACTGAGGCAGGTTGGCTTGCTGGTTTCCTGCGGGTGAAAAACTCATTGGAGTTTTCCTCAATTATCGACGAGATGTAGGTTTTGGCGGCATTTTTTCCGCCAACTCATTTACATGTTTCGCAAATGCGGGATTCTGTAAATTCTTCCGATATACATCGGAAGGCATTCTGTCGATTTCTGCCATAGTCAATTTTTCTATCACGCCTGTAGGAAGCGTATCAGAACCCATGCTGGATGCTATACGATTATTAAAGCCTGATGGAACTGGACTAGGACGCTTTTCCGTCGGTACACTGACGGACGATTGCGACACAGGAACCTCGCTAATCCGAGCGGGTTCCGGTGCGGGTTCCTGCGATTTCGGAACCTCAACCCCGGGTGCTGGTACTTCCGGCACGGGTGTAACCTCACGCACGATAGGCGATGGAAAAAGCAATCCGGCTTTTTCCATCTCAACTTGGGCATACTCAAAATTCTTGACTGTTGGCTTTAGCCCATTTTTAACCATCCAGTCACAGACCGTTGCTATGTTCTCCTGACACTTGTAGAATTCAGGATGCTGTGCTAGCCACTCTTCTGCATTCTGACGTGCCATGAGTTGATGCGTTTGTAATTGCGTAGTATTTAGAGTATCTCGAAGGACACTCGGCTTTACGCCAACTGCGGATTCCAAAAGTCTATCGCGAGCAGATTCGAACTTCTCGGGGTCATTCAACTCTTGAGAAATAGCAAATCGTTCTTCCGCAGATAGTGGCTTCTCCGCAAAGTTTACAAGCGGCTGAATCTTCTCAATTTCAGGTGCGATCTCATCTTTCGTGCCGCGACCTAACCGATTTTCACGGGAGAGAGTTCGCATCTTGCGAACCAACTCCATATTCTGATCTCTTAACTTCTCGACCAATTCAAGTTCGGTAGTATACAGGATTACCTGCTTGCCACCGAGCGGTCGATTATGCTCATCTACCGGCTGATACTCATACCGCTTTTGTACCGGGGCGAGCGGATCGGGAACTGCCTGAACTACTGGCACTACAGGTGCCACAACTTCAGCAACCGGGGTTTCAGGAACCTCTACTTCTAGAACAACTGGAACTGTGCTCATATACTCCTCCGTATATACTGCTTGTACTCATCGGCGGACATGGCATCCGTCAAATCTATACCTTTCCAGAGTCGATGGACTCTGTGCATCTCTTCCGGCGAAAATTCCGCCGATGTAATCAACTCATTGTCTGGAGTAGGTGTCGCAGGAAATGGGTCTTTATAAACCCGACGACGATATATTAATCGTTCATCATGCTTACCTTTGATACCTTTTTCAGCTAGGACTTTCGCCACCCATCCGTCTTCAGATTTACCAAATATCGGTGCAGCAATTACCATATCCATACTCTGGGGGCTCAACCAATAGCCCGCCCCACCGTGCATGTACTCTAGATAATTTCCACCTACATACGCTCGAACTTTCATACCAACGTAATAGTATTTCTCAAAACCACTTTTTAGAAGCCGATCTAGGCGAACATAGGCATCGTCATCGCACTTGAAAAAATGGGTGTATCCATTTTCCTTTGCCCATTTTATCGCCGCCTGTACCTTAAGCGGCAGACCCATATATGTATCTGGTACTTCTAAAAAGACTTCATCCGGCAATGCTGTGCGATCCCCACCACCATAAAAGAATCGGACATGCTCATCAGACCATGTCTCACGTATTTTTTGTGGGGCGTATATGTTCTTATGGCATGTAATTACTGCGATTAGGAGTTTCAATTAAATTCCTCAATCACTGCGGTTACCGCGTCTTCCACGATATCCTGTCGGCGATTGTTGTAAGCATTGATCGAACACTCTTCTTGAATGCGCTCCATCAATCCTACATAAAACTGTGCTACTGCTTTCGCCAAATAATGATTGGCGCAGACTTCAGCGGAGTTAGCAGGGTTAGTGTTTATCAATTTGAAGTTGAACTTTCGAACTTGATCTTCCATGATCTTCTGTACGATATCGAATCCCCGTTGCTTTACATATGAAGAAAGAATTGCTTTTTCGACATCGTCGAGTTGTAATTCTACATCTAGTCCTTTCAATAGATCATTCTCAATTTTCAGCATTCTCCTCCTAACATCCTTACTGTATTTCGCCGTCCCAAACTTTCTTAAAGATTAGGGTAAGCCAAGCGATTACGCAGAATTCATTCGCCCATTGTCCGAGTTCGATGAGTCCGTCACCTATACTATAAATACCATCTTTGAAGTCAAACACATCCGCAAGGGAATTAAGATGAGTATCCTTCGTCATTACGCAATGGACATCGTCCAGCATATCCGCAGGTAACGTTGTCTGACCTTGTATTCCTCTAAGATCATCCAATTTAACGGGATTCATCATTACAGGGAATCGGTCATGGTTAGAGATTAGAACAGCTTCATTGCTGGCAATACCAAGACCAAGGGATGCCCACGGTGCAAGTAAAACCCAGAGGCAAGAGACACGGAGGAATCTACGAATTTTATTCATACAGCCTTTCCGTACAGGGCATTCATTTTCGTGGTCCGTAGACCCCTGCTCCACGTTACATCACCGTTGGCATCTGGCCTTCTAACCCACTTGTTGAGGGCTCTCCCAGAACCGTCTCGCTAAGCCCTGAGGCTTTTGCAGAGGCGATTACTAGATCACGCTTAATACGATTGTTGGATGACTGATCTTCCAATTCCTGCTTCTGTGCAAACTTGTCATTGCTCTGCTGTTGCGCGGCTTGCGTCCTCTGCGCGGCGATTGCAGCGGGAGAGTTCGCATCCTTTTTATCCTGCATTGCTTTCGGCATCGCCTTGACGATATCCTGTCCGTTCTTCCACTCAGAGGCTTCCATCCACATTTTGAAGACTACGTTGTAATCAATGTACAGACCCATCTCTCCTAATGCTTGGGTAAGCTGTGGGTTGTCAAGGAACTGCGTCAACATAACCATCGACTGAGCCATGGTTCGTTTCGCAGCCATGCTTGCGCCCGCTAGGACTTCGAAGTCCATTTGGGCGTCCCAATACCGCTGCATATCAAGGGCCTGTGTAAGCGGACTGCCGAGCACATCACCCAATATATGGATGATGCTCGCGTCAGACATTTTCGTAAATACCAACTCGTCCACGATATACAGGAACGGTTTGAAGACTTGCTCAATGAAATTATCCAATGGGCCGTCTAATCTTGTCGCACTAGCTGATGCCTGAATTGCAGCACCACCTGAGGTTCGACCCATGGAAGAACGTGGTCCTGCTGAACTGCCTTGAACTAACTGTTGATCTGCGCCAGATGACGATTCCGTCGCCTGCTCAGATTCTTTTAGTGCATTCCAAATGTCACCGGGAACCTTAGGCGTCTCCATTAGAGTGAAAGCCTTGTCCGTTTCCCCATCAACCGTCATGATCTTGCCGACGTTTGTTTTGACCATCTGTGTAAGGTTATTCCCGTCCCTACGTTTTAGGTAAACAGGATTTACGCCATACGAAAGGATTTTCAGGATAGCGTTAATCGTTCCTTGATCTACGCGTTGGTTCTGGCCGACAATAAGGCCGAGCCCCATGCCGAAGAATGCTTTCGGTCGATTCCACCAGTTGGATGAAAGAAATGGAATGCGTTTGAATTCATTGTCTCCGGTATAGATGACTTTCTTATTATCTAACACCCGGATTTTCCGTTTGCTGTCCCAATATTCCAACACCTCCAGTTTTGTGCGGAGTGGGTCTACTGAGTTCGCAACGTTTACATCCTGTGCGTGATGAACCGCACCCTTCATGTAAAGGGTTTGCTCTGTCTGCAAATTGCTGGCGGGAGCCGGGGGTTGAATCCACGCGTCTTTCAAATTCTCGGGGAAAGACCATCCATCCATTACAGATGCATCTTCTTTCGCAGCAAGTAACAATGCCTGCTGGAGATCATATAGTTCATAGAAGTCCATGTAACGAACGTCTACAACCCACTTCGCATCTCGGATATCGGGGACATCTAGTTTCGGGTCCACAAGAACTTTGTCCAGAGGACGATGCTCGAAGAATGGCATCGGGACAGATTTTACAGTTGTCGTGATCTCTGGCGGCTGGTCTAATGAAACGCTTATCGTAGTCTTTTGTCCGTCTGGTCCTACGTCTTCCTTTAGAATAGCGGCTTTGCGCCGGGACGTAACAATTTCAGTCCAGTCGTATCCCCACTTCCAAATTCCCGTTCCTAGGTGAGCCATTGTCTCAAGACCCCATTTTGTTTCGGTCTTGAATTTGCTCTTGTCCAGAATGTACGAAAATAGTGCTGTCTTTGCATCAATTATATTCTGATGTTCGCCGGGTCGCGGTCGTAGAATCATCGGCGGGTCATCGTAAAAGAGACCTTTGTACAGTTGTGGAACTACTGAATTCACAATCTTCGCAACAGTAAACCGCTGTATATTCGGTTCGAGGACATAAGTATTGTCGTAAACAGTCATCGGACGCGGTGCTTGAAATAGAAGGTCGGCATCGCGCCATAAGAGATTCCCAAATTTGTTACTGCTTTCGCAGGATCAGACATTTCTGCTGACCTCTCACGGTTGTTATTCCTCGTAAGTTCGGACTATTGCTTCGTCTTTAGACGCCCTCTCACTTAGTCTCTCACGGTGCTTTCGCTTCCGCCTCGTCTCCATTTCAGGGTTCCGAGTCAATCAGAGTGGGTTTTAAAACAGCAGATTTTGTTTACTGTTTCTGGAGAAGAAAATCTCTCGCAGCTTGTGCAGAGCCGACGACCAAAGCTAAATCGGAGGATAATCCTTTTGGATCACCTTGAGTTCCTTTGATATCGCCCGCTGGGGTAAAATTTTCAGCAGTCAGTGGCTTGTGTGCGTTACCGTCCGACTGAATTTTTGCATCAGTCACTTCAGGCATGTGCCTCCCGTTCCTTTTTCGCAGCTCGATATTTTCGGTTTGCTAGAGCTGCCTTACTCGGATTTTCCGACCGTCTCCTGATATTTGATTCGATTACCGCAGGACACGGTATTCCTCTCTTGGACTCACTCAAATGCTTACGATGGTCTAGTGATTTGGGTCGTCCCGTCAAGGCTAAAGCAACGGCTAATTTTTGGTGTTCAGTATTCGTACATCCCTCACGAGTTGCCCCGCCTAGGCCACCTTCCGCCAAATTATAACCAATTTCCAAATCTCTTGAATCAAGAGTTTGAATAAAAAACTTTTCTAAGGCGTTCATTTGCCTCAGGACCATATTTTCGTATGGCACGGTATAGAAGCGGCTTGTCGTTGGTTCTACCGCCAGATATAGCTCGACGACACTGCAAAGCGAGATATGTTGATAGGTCATCTCCTGAATGTTGCCCAATGTAAATCTTGGAATTCACCGTATTTGTGATTGCGTAAATATGCATAATTAACTATACCATATTCCCCAACAGTTGTCAACCATAAATTCCTGCTTCTTCAA